CTCCGCAATGTCGTTGTCTACCCGCGCAAGGTGTCCAGCTAGGTCATAACGCTTGCGGTCTTCCTCAGACGCAAAGCCAGCCCAGTTCTCTATGTCCAAGCGTGCCTCGTACAGAGCATCTATCGCTTTCTCGATCATATGACCTCCGCAGACACCAAGACGTTATCCACATAGGTCAGCTTCAGATTCGCAGGCAAGGAAATCTTCTTGTTGTTGCCTGGGCGGTACTTCAGCCTAAGTCTTTTGTCTTCAGATATGTGCGCCTGGCAGAAATACTCAGTACGTTGAGCATTTTTGATCAGTCGTGATTGGGTGGGTTTTTGGTCTGCCAAAATGACTGGCAACCACCCGAGTTTTGGGTAAAGGTACTCGTATGCTTCTACTCTCATTGTGCTTCCCTCATGTTTTTTAGTCGTTGACATTGTTGACCGCAACCGCAATGCGGCTCTTGCTTCCAATCTCCTACTTCTCCGAACTTCTTTTCCATACTTTCAACCATGCTCTTGCGGATAATCTTGCAAGGTTCCGCTAGAGCCAGAGCCAGCCTGCAATCTGAACATGAGATGTTGTATATGCAAGGAAAGCCCTGAGTGCGACTATAACAGTCTTGGCAAGAAGATGCAACAGTATCGGTCATAACTCCCCCGCAAAAAGTTTTCGGAACGACTCGATCTTTTCTGGGTTCGGTTTTGGCCTGTAAGTAAGCTGTTGCTGCTCAAAATACCTTGGTGCTTTTTGGCACAGTTCTTTGAACTGGATAAGGTTTGGCGGTCTCTCTGGTAGCACCGTAAGTGCGTACTTGATCTGCTCTAGCGTAAAGCCGCGCAACTCATCTGCCCAGGCTCCCTTCACCTCGTCTAGCGGCATCCCAGAAAACTTCCTATCCCAGTCAGAACCGTAGACCACCAGCATCTTGTTCCACAAAGCGTCTATAGCGTTTAGGTTCATAGTATCTGCAACCTTTCTACCTTCTCTCCAGGCTCGGGCCACTTGCGGCCAGTCATCTCCTCCCACCGCTTGCGTTTAGCAAGTTCGTCTTTTTCCGCAAACGAAAGAACTTTATCAGACTGTTTATCTTTTACCCACTCTGCCTTAAACCCACGCCAACCGCGAACCACACACTCTCGCAAAGCAGCCTCTAAAGACCAACCAGCTTTCTTTGCTTCGCGGTCTATCCCATCAAGTGCGGTCTGCGTAACAGTAGCCCTTACAGACTTCCTATGCTGGCAGAAGTCTCTCCAGACATCTTCAGATACACCCTGTGGACAACTAATCGCCTTCTGGCGCGTAGTATTTATTATTGGTTCTTGGTTATTGGTTATTGGTTCTTGGTTAGGGTTACGAGTGGGTTGCGAGTCGGAACCGAGTGGGTTTTTCTTTGGCCTCCCACCCTTACTGCCATTGGTTCTGTTGGTTTCGCACATACCGTGATAGCCCTGTATTTCTTGGTCTATCCGCTTATGTTTCCACCCATCTTCTGAGCAGATAAAGAAGTCCTCCAGAACCGCAAGCAAAGCGTTTTGCTCCTCCTGGGATACCAGTCGCAACCGCCTCGAAACCGACTGGGTTTCTTTCGGTATAGGCTTTTCGTCTAAGTAGTACCAGTCGATCAGGTCACGATAGATGGAATGTTCTAGCCTTGATAGGTGAACAGTATCTTTGCGATAGTCACCAATGTTGAATTGGTAGTAGTGCAAGGCAATCTCCTTCGGTGCTGGCCTATCCGGTGAGAATTCCGGGAGGCTGCACCCTGACGGGTAAGAAACGGTCAGATAGACCAGCCCGAAAGAGACTGACTTCTAACCTCCAATGCGCTTCTCACGGCGCAACAACTAAGATATAGCAACCCGCCTAAAAGTTCAACTACACGGCTTTCCCTCGGAAATATGCGGTTTCCCCTATCACCTCCACCAGTTCTGGAGGCAGGAGCATCCCGTTCTCGTCAAACGTCAGCACCGCAAAACCTGATGCCCAGGGAACAGGATTGCCCTCTAGGTACAGAAACTGATGCCCAGTAGGTTCTGCAAGAGTCCCCGTATCTACACCGTATCTACGCCCGTTATAGTCCCCCCAAGGGGTTACTTGTAGCTTGTGAAGGTGGCCAGTCACAATGTTCCGTCCAGCCTTTAAGACGTTGTTGTAGACCGCGTGGATACCGTTGTGCCAGCGGTGCTTGATGACCGTGGACTCGTTTATGTGCATTATGTAACCGCAATGCCAGCCTGGGAAGTAGTCGAACAGATCAGCACCGAACGCACCTTCAGCCTCTGGTGCGTTTATCTTCATATACCGCCACAGACGGATGTCGTGGTTTCCGTATAGCCAGAACAGTTTCGCGTTGTGTGCGGCTTTCTCGATCTCTCCTAGACGATCTAAGCAGACCTCTAACTCTTGTTTGATGGTAGGGGTTTCGTGCCTGTAGAGAGGGTCGTGGCGACTTATCCTAGCCCCGTCGAACACATCGCCATTTAAGACTACCGCATGAGGCTTAATCTGCTTACAGAGCTTTATAAAGGCTTTGTGCGCGACGGTAGACTCACCAGGCCAGTAGTGACAGTCAGACGCAACTAGGATGGTCTGTTTCTTAGCCTCATAGTGGATATGGGTTTCTGTGATCCGCACAGAGTGTGAGAATTGTCTTGCGGAGTAAGACTCTAGCTTTACCCCATGATCGCGCTCCATCCGTAACCGCCTGGTGTACACCGTACGTTCTGAGACTCCCAACATCTCCGCAACCTTTGATGGGGAGCCGTGTTCTCTCATAAGCTGGATAAATTCTTCATCACTACAAACTGGTTTTGGCATTACAACTCCTTTGGGTCAAACCCCAGCTCCAGGCCTACGAGATGGGACAACTCCAGAAATCTTTCGTCGTGGAGTTCCCAATTCTCATAGCCAGAGAGATGGAGTTTTTGGTGGATCATTTCGTGAGCCATCGTTCGTAAGAGCGTGTCTACATGGCCGTGTTTAGCGGATGAGATAGTGATAATTCCGCGTTCGTCGTACTCCCCGTAGAACTTCTGCCAGTTTCTGACACGAAACTCAACCTCGCAGCTTGGGGGGAGCTTCCAAGCCTTTATGGGCGCAAGACTGCTTAGAAACTCATACGCAGCCACGCAATTGGCGCGAGTAATCTTCACGCACCGCACCCTAACATAGAACTGTTACAAAACAAAAGTTTATTCATAACTGTTAAAGGGTTAAAAAAGTTTGATCGATACTGTTTGCAATTCTTCCACAAGACTGTTATAGTTCTTTTACGGTCGATGTCTCCAGACCGTGTGAAAAAGGAGAAAGTCATGGATGACCTGCAATACCTTCACTATCAAACGCAACTAGAGGAGCAAGAGCGCGATGAACTTCTTGCGGATGGTCTGCTATTACCTGAAGTGTGGCCACAACTTAAAGACAGCAATCAAGCTGGCATTGGAGAGAAAAAATGAGTTCAAATACTGGCGTAGTAAACATTCGCGGTAAGGAGTACCAGACTGTTGCCCTGCGGGTGCAGAAGTTTCGCGAAGCACACCCCAACTGGTCGCTTACCTCAGAAGTCCTGTTCCGTGACGCAGATTGTGTGGTTATGAAATCCATCATCGCTGACGAGACTGGCCGCATCCTGGCAACGGGTCACGCAGAGGAGTACCGCAAGTCTTCACAGATCAACGGTACGTCTGCCCTTGAGAACGCAGAGACATCTGCACATGGTCGTAGCCTCGCGGCTCTGGGAATCGGTGGGACAGAGTTCGCAAGTGCCAACGAGGTGCAGAACGCTATTCACCAGCAGGACAAACCACATCCAAAGCGTAAAGCCTTGGAGGTAGCGTTTTCCGCAGTAGACAGCATGGCCAGCCTGCAAGCATTGTGGGCAAACCTAAGTGCAGAAGACAAGAAAGCTGCTGAAGACCTTAAAGAAGAAGCCAAAAGGAGGGTGAAATGAACGACGCACAACTGATTATCAATATGCAGCAGATCATCAACCAACTAGAAAAGCTCACGCGGTCTAGCCGCTTGGTTGACTATGTAGAAGTCCGCGAACTCTGCGGCAAGCTAGAGAACGATGCCCACGCGCTTTGGTCTTGGGCCATGACCGCAGAGGATCAGATGGACATGGAATCTTGGAAAATCATGCGTGAGAAAAGGATGAACAAATGAACGAATATCTAGACGGTGCTCTGGTGGCCATAGTTCTTGCGGCCTTGTTTGTTCTCCTTAACTTCTTGCCTGAGGTGCTTTATGGTCTATAACGAAAAGGAAGAACCCTTTTGGTGGGGCATAGCCCTCGGAGCCATGTCCACGTTGCTAACAGTCCTTGCGTTTGCTAGACTGTTAGATACGAGAGAGCCACAAGTACAAATGCCGCAGGACGTAATCGCGGCTTACAACATGGGCATAAAAGACGCTCTTAAAACAAATCCAGCCGGCGCAGACTTAGAGATGGCTTGCTTGGAACTGTGGGGGAAGAAGCAATGATGGATACCAAAGTGAGGTTTGTGGAGTTCGTGGATAAAGTTCCGCTTTGCACAGACAAAGCAACCTACGACTCTTGGAGGGAGATGGCCAGGACTGTTCCCCCTCCACCAAAAGTAGGATTCTGTGCAGATTGCAACTTGGACTTTCAAATTGCACAAAAAGCCGCACGCAGATGCGAGAACCCGCACATAGTGTTTCGCAAAGACGAAGACGGGTTTATCTCTGGGTGTTTGCCAAAAGGGGAAGAAAATGCGGGAGTCTAATGATCTACAGGGAACTGGCGCGTGGTTTTCAGCAAGAACGGGAAAACTGTCCGCTTCGCGCATGAGAGCCGCCATGTCCTACCTAAAACAATCCGACAAAGACAAAGAATCTGGGAAGCCAAAGGAGGATAAGGCAGAACGTAAGAATCTCAAGATTGAGATACTTTGCGAGAGGATGACTGGCGACATTGTGGATAAGTTTGTGAATAACGCTATGAGCTGGGGGATCGAGAAGGAACCCGAGGCCAAAGCAGCGTATGAAGCCAAGACTGGAAGGCTTATCACCGATGTTGGGTTTATAGACCACCCACGCATAGAGTTCTGCGGGGCCAGTCCTGACGGGTTCGTAGAGGGTGGGCTGATCGAGATCAAATGCCCGACCACCGCAACCCATGTCTCCTGGATACTAGACGGAGGTATCCCAGAGGAGCACAAAGCGCAGATGACCCTGCAAGCCGCCGTAACAAGTCGTGGCTGGGTTGACTTTGTTTCTTATGACCCTCGTATGCCCGAGCCACAACAACTGCTTATACGCCGTTTTTACCCCACTCCTGCGGAGATTTCCGAAATAGAGTCAGAGGCAGAGAAATTTCTTGCGGAGGTGGATGCTTTGTTTGACACCATAACCAGAAGGGAAATGATCGAATGAATTACGACAACAACATGAGGGGATTAATCTCCAAGAATGACCGCAAAACCGAGGATAAGCACCCAGATATAAAGGGTCAATGCGAGATTGACGGTACGGAATATTGGATTTCTGGCTGGCAGAAGGAGAGGAAAGACGGGACGGGGAAGTTTTACAGTCTGGTTTTTCAGGCGAAAGACGCTAAGCCAGAGTCGCGGCCAGAGTCTAGGCCAGAGTCCAAAGACCCATTTGCGGGACTGAAGGACGATATACCTTTTAACTAGGTGGGAAGGATAACCACCTTAAAAACCTTTACAATTTAGTTGGCTAACCCGACGGGGGACAGGATAGTTTGAACCACTATCTTGCCAACTAAACTTTGGTTCAATTCATGGAGGTTCACATGAAAACCTGTTTTAAGTGCTTAACAGCAAAACCAATTAGTGAGTTTTATGCTCACAAACAAATGGCGGATGGCTATTTAAACAAATGTAAATCATGCACAAAAAAAGATGTTTTTGAAAGAAGGTACGGAGAAGCCCGTGACAAAGTTCTTGAATATGACAGAACAAGATCAAAAACAGAAAAACGCAAAAAACTAAGAGAACAAACACAAAAAACATATAGGTTAAATTTTAAAGAACGAGTAAACGCAAACTTAAAATTAAGACGAGCCGTGCTAAAAGGTTTGGTAAAGAAACTTGACTGTTTTGTTTGTGGCAAAAATGCCGAGGCGCATCACCCAGACTACTCTAGGCCATTAGATGTTGTTTGGCTTTGCACGGAGCATCACAAACAAACTCATGCACTGTTAAATTATTTAGACAAGTAGAGTTCTTTTTCGTCCTGTCTGCGCCTGACAAGCCCAGGCAGGACTCTCCCACCAGCTTTAGTCCAGACTAGAAACGCTTCCGCTGCACCCGCGTAATCTCCACGGTTATGGCGCATACGAATAGTAGAGCGTTGCAGATTCCCAAGACCCACATTGAAGGCAAAGGAAACAAGTGCAGACTTTTGCCCATCAGTAGTAACAGGGCAAAGTCTATCCACACCGCGTATAAACTTAGCAAGGTCGCTCTCAAGTAACTCATCTACCTCTGCCATCGTCCAAACTCGGTTGTCCTCTGGGCGTAGTGGGTATTCCTTGCGGATCATCTCCTGACCCTTGCGGATCATTGGAAGCCTGATCTGGTCTTGATACAGAACATGGCCGACACCACAAGTCCAAATATGCGCGGGGCATAAATATGGTTTCTGCCGCACCCCCTCGTGGTGCTTCATCTTCTCTATCGCAGAGGGTAGCAAACGGCTCATCTGGTGTTGCAATTGTCAAAGTGATAACGCCTCATATTTCCACCACCACCAGAAACACCGCAATGCGGACAAACAACAACCTGGCGCTTACCTTTGCAGGCTTCACTTAATTTCTTTTTGAACCCTGGATCAGAAATGCGTTTTGCTGCCCCTACAACATAGTTTGCAGGGTTCCGTTTTGTTCCTGTTGCACCATCCGAGCTAGGAGCAATGTTGTAAAGGTTTTGACCAACAAAGCACTCAAGAAACGCCGTCTCTAGCTCACGAGCCTCTTCTACCGTCTTACATTTACGCAGAACCTTGAACTCAAAATTTTCTATGCCGTATTTACAGGCATCTTCTTTGTACGATTGATTGTGCAAAAATCGTTTTTTGTTGATTGCCCATTTATGACAAGCCAATCTTGCGGAAACATTTGAACTGCTTCCGACGTAGGCTTTGTTTGTGACCTTGTTTACAACCGCATACAAGCCAATCATTTGCTCGTCCTAGAGAACGCCCTGGTTCCAAAGTGGAACGCGATGATCGAGGATACGATCTGCATCTCATCGTCTGTGAACACTAGATCAAGAGCCAGACCAAAATCCACGCCCGTATGAATCGCCCACCACATAGCAACTAGGTTGATGATCACCAGTTCCAGAACGAATATGTAAGTCACGATAGGACGCACGCTAGACCGCAGATTAACCACCCACAGGCTCGCACCCTCGCCGATCTTCGCGTCGTGCTCCAGAGCCGCCTTGATCGTGTCTGTCTGACCTTGTAGGGCGATCTGGTCTGTCCGTATATCCTCGATCCTTTCCTGTGCCGCAAAGCCCTGCGCGGCCAATGCAAGCTCCCTTTCGGTTTGCATCTTGGCCAGGTTTAGCTCGTGGGCTTTGTCCTGACGGTCTTGGAAAAAGTCTAAGAACTTAGGCAGACCGCCAGCAAGGAAAGAAATTAACGTAGTAAGAAGTGTAATCATGCGTGACTCATAATAAGATCAACCATCATCCAAACACCTAAAGCGCCAACCGCTAGAACGCCAAGAATTAATACGCCTGTAAACAAGTCCTCGAGCAGCTCTTGGCGACGCATCTTCTGTTCTTGGATGGCCCGAATCCTGCGCTCACGGATAGACCGACGGACCTCATAAAACTCCCGCAGCCCATCCACACCGAGATGACACAGACCGCCGTAGAGGAACTCATGGCGAATGTCTGCCTCCATTTCCCGAATCTTTACCTTTGCGGCATAAGCATCGAACGCTTGTTTGGTGTCATCGCCAAACTTCAGCTTGCCAAAGATCGGAACCTTCTTAGGCTCTGAGACCTGTTCAAGAATATCCGCAGCTTGCGCCCATTGGGACAACTGCCCCATGACATCTTGGACTTCACGGCCAACCTCGACAGCCTTCTTTATGCCGCCCCAGATTGTAGTGATTGCGGCTAAGGCTGTGATTGGATCCATGACTACTTCTTAAAAAAGTGTTCTACAGTACCCCAGATAACAGCAGATACCCCAACAATCCACAGGATAGGCTTGGCAAGCTGGGCCAACCAGTTCAGAACCGTGAAGGCTCCCGCAGCCGCTTGGAAGGCAACTACCATCCCCGCGGTGTTCTGGTCTATATGATCGACCTTCTTTTCTACGGCTACCAGTCGGTCGTATATCTGCTTATGGCTGACTTCTTCCATGACTCACCTATTTAGTTCGGGGCTTGCGGGAATTCTACATTAGGAAATCCTTCAGTCTCTGGAAGGTCACGCAATGCCTGGCGATAGGTTGCCCACGCATCTTTGTCCACAGGAGCATCCGCAACTTGCGTCCAGTCAGAAGCAGTCAGCAGGCGATCCCGTTGTGCTCTAACCTGGGCAGACTTAGAGGCTACATCCGCAGCGATCTCCTCTGCGGTCTTATCCTCTACCCGAACGGTGTAAGCCCATCCGTCTTGCACATAGGGTTCAGACGCAACAAGTTTCTGGGTAGAACGGTCGTGCGGGAGGAAGGCGTTTACCTTTACCGCATCGCGCTCTGCTAGGAACTGATCTGACGGGCCAGAAGCAGGAAACGATACGTTAGGAAATACAATCTTGTAATGGGCTACTTGCCCGTCTTTATAAATTAACATGACTACTCCTTATTGATCGGGGAATGCTTGTATGGGTGGCGTGAACGCAGCGGTATACCTAGCCACACCTTTGGTAATGCGAAGATCGTCTATGAAGCCTTTCATCGGGTCACCAGCGGTGCGGTTGCAGCCAACATACATAACGCTGGTCTCGTTAAAGTCTG